ATTTATCCTTAAATTTTTCGTCGCTATCACAATATAAAGCGCAAATACGTACACTTAACTTATTTTCTTTTGTCATTTTCTTCTACTAATATATATTTAATATCTTTTTGTTTCAACCGTTTCATTCCGCCCTGCACAATAGAAATAAATTCATCCCATTGTACGGGGTGGATTGTTTGGCAACCTTCAGATGAAGTTGTTGTATTTCCGCCCCTATGTATATTTATACCGAACATACCGCTATCAATGCTGTTTTTGCCATCTCTTTTTATTTTTACGGGGCTTTTTTGCACTAAGGCGGTATATGCCTTAACCCGCCCGTTTGTAGTTCTTTCTCGGTTTATGCCATGTCTACCAATTTGATACAAATATTCACCCGCTTGTAATACTGCCATGCCTTTGTTTATTTTGGTGTTTATTCCATAGCGTGACGGGTCTGTATTTGCATTATACGATAAAAAAATAGAAGGCGAAATAATAAATATAGCGTCATCATATATTGCCCTATCATTTTTATTTCTTTCGCCCATAGTATTCAGATAATACCCACGAACACCGAGCAATAAACATTCATCAATACTTACATTTTGTAAATATTTTTCTAATGCTTCATGACGTGTAATTAGTGGTTTATTTAGTGGTAACATAACCGAACACCGCTTCGATTAAACGATTAGAAAGCCATTTGTACTCTGATTTATCTAAGTCAGTAATCTCGGGCAAACAAAGTGGTAATACTTTTACCAAACGCCAAGCCGCTGCTCCCGCTTGTAAAAAATATTTACTATCACCCAATAAAGAAACTTTCCCATCTTCAAAAACTTTTTTTGCGCAAATAGAAATCTGTTCTAAGTTATCAATAGCAATAGATAAATTATCAATGCCATGTGTGGGCGTAATTGGCTCAATTTCACCGCTATTTTGCAGAGCTTCCATTTCATATTTCTTTGCCATATATTTTTCTTTCTCTAAATTTGAAAAGTCTAATTGTTTAGGTTGTACGGTTGTTATTTCTATTTCACTCATATTACTCCTCTGCGCTATCAAAACAATGAAGGGCTATATTTGCAGCATCTTCTAATGTTTGCGCTCCTGTCGGATTTTCTTCGCTATATTTGCCTACTGATATTTTACCATAATCACTATCAAAAATATAATGGAATTCCGTTTCTTCTCTTAATTCAATATTCATTTTATACCTCCGTTAAAATCATTGTACTACCACGTTCAATATATGCTGCCGTCGCGCTACTTTGTTTTTGCGCCCATTGAAATGTTAATGTACCCGCGTTTGTTGTTGTAATAAAACCTAACAAACGATAATTACCATTTGCGGCTGTTGTTGTAAGCCCAACACCGTCTATCGGCGAAAAACCTGTCGCGATGTCTGTATCAATACTTACGTAATTTGAGCTGTTACTTGTTGCATTTATTCGCCCATTTGCTCCGCTCGGCACGGTAAACAACCACTTAAAACCACAGGCACTTGAACCACTTACAAATAAATTACTATTTATTGAATACGTTGTATTTGCTTTTAGTTCAAAAGTGAAATCTTCGTCATCCTGCAAAGTAGTAGAACTTGTTACTGTTTCCCGTGTTGTTTTTACTTTCGATATTGTTTCTTTTGCCGTGCTTGTACTACTCCCGCCGAAATTTGCTATTTGTTTCATTATTCCGCCGTCGAATTGTTTACAAATAATTGCCAACGAATTTCCGCTGAAGCCGTAGCTTCAATTACTTTAATAGTATTTGTATTATGTAATTCATGTTCAAAAATTCCGTCTTTTTTCAACAAAAAACCGTTCGTTGTAGTCGGTGTCGAACCGTCGAAAGTAATATAAACATCATTAGTCAAAGGTTGCAAAACAATTAAATCGGCATCCGTTGTTGTAATCGTTGTAGCCGCCGAAATACTTGCATCTCTTTGTATATCGCCTTTTGCTTGTAATCTCTTTTTCATAGCTTCCTATATAAGCCCCCGCAATTTGATTTTACGGGGCGTGTGAGTAATTTGTGCGCTATTTTTACGGTATGCGTTTCAACCCTGCAACATTAAATGAAGCGGCATTGTCATTGTGTACTAATTTATCAAATAAAATAGCCGTAGCTGTCAAATAAGTACCTGTACTGCCATTACCTGCCGTTGCTACGACATTTACATATCTTTTACGTCCCTCTGTCGGGAATGCAAATAAATATGTTTTATTGTCATCAGTGGCGGATGGTAAAGCCGTTGCGTAAGTTAAGCCCGTAATATCTGCTCCGCTTGTTAGCGTTGTATCGTCTGTTTTCGCGTCTGCTTCTTGTACTTTAAGAGCCGCCATAGCAATATCAGTAGCACCTAATTGTACTGCTATATAACAGTATTTAGAACCCGCTAAATCCACTACATTAGATGAAGCCGTTGTATCATCCAATAATGCTTGCGGCAAAATCATGGGATGAATTGAAAAATTACTTATATTCATTTTATTTTCCTTTTTTTAGTTATTAAATTATGCGCCTGTGATTAAACCTACGTAAGTTCCTGCTTCGCTTGTTGTACCCTGTCCGTAAACAGCGTACCCCATACGAGCGTTAGCCGTGTAAGTAATAATTTTATTCAAGAAATCAGTGCCGTTTGAATTTGTAGATTCGACGGTTAATTGCTGCCTATTGCCAATCCATGCGGAATTTGTGAAATTACCAAGTAAAGCACAGATTTGGGAAGTTCCCGTCGTTGTTGGCATTTTTTCGTCTAACAAAATAGGAATACCAAATAACCGTTGTTGCGGTGCTTGTGTAATATCAGTACCGACAAATGTAGAGGATTGAATTTTAGGAGCAATTACTTCGTCGTAAAATGCGCTTGAAACAACCCATGATAAATTATTTCTAAAGCGTGCGGGCAATTTAGATAATGTGCCTCTAAAATCTTCGGTAGTTAATGCGCCCCATGTATTTCCTGTGCCTTGTACTTTAAGACCTTTAATATTGCCAACCGTGCCATCCACATTTCTTAATGAAGGGCGTAAACCGATTATATTCCCGTACGTACTTGTGCCGTCACCATTTAATACTGCATCGTCGAATTTTTCAGCAATAGCTTGGGCGAACAATGGAGCAATTAACTGTGATAAATTAACCGCACTATCATTTAATAATCTTTGAGTAATTTGTGTATAACCACCAATTTCTTTGATATGTAATTCTAATTGCCCAAATTGTGCGGTGCTTGCACTTGGTGCTTCGGCTTCACCAACCCAATAACCTGTAAAAGCACTTAACATTTTAGGCATGGTCATCATATCGGTACTCATATTTATTGCCGTACCGTAGCGTGTGTAATTACCGTATTGTTGCAATTGGTTAATAATTGCATACGAAACTTCTACGGGGACAAAATAACCACCCGAAGTATTATTCCCTGCATAATGTGTTTTTACGCCTAATTTATTCAACTGCTCAATAGATTCGTGACGGTTATCGTAATGCAAACCCTTAAGCCAAGTACCGAATATTTCAGCATCTCTATACGATTTGAAACTACCAATTGGCTGTTCGTTTCTGTCTTGACCCACCGTAATATTATTGAACGGGTTTACATTTTTCAACTGTTCCTGTACTTTTTCATCCACAATTTTTTTAATTGCTTCTTCTTGCTCTTTGGCTGTTTTTTCTTGTTCTTGCATTGACTTAATCGCCTGCTCTTTTTCTTGCTCCACTTTCTCCAATGCTTTTTTAACAGCTTCAGAAACGGTAGCATCAATACGACCTACTAACTCAGCCGCTGATATTTCTGTTTTTTCATTTTCCATTGTAATTACCTTTATTTTGTTATTTTGATTATATCCGATTGTAAAATAACTGACGGGTTATCTTCATCGAAATCTTTTGTAATTTCATCTACTATTGAATTGAACTGTGTAGCTAAATCTTTAAGGGCTTTTATTTTCTTCCTGTTCTTTTCCGAAAATTCGCGTCCTTTTTTTGTTGCTACAATATTATCGGGGTCTGCGGGTGTTGGTGTTAATGATAATTCGGCTAACAACCATTGTTTAATTTCGCCGCCGCTTTTTACCAATGTATGTGACGCTGCCCCCGTAGAAAATCCTAATTTGCCCATACGCCCCAATTCTTTAATCATAGCGATATATTTTTCGGCTTTTTCTAATTCGTCCGAAAAGAAATCTTTTACAATTTTAGAAGAAATAACGCCCTTTGCATATACGCCGTCTTCACGTTTTTCTAATGATACTTCGCCGATAGGCAATTTTTCTACTTCTTTGTTAAAAGTGTGGTCATAATACAAAGGCAATTTTTCAGCAAACCCAAAAAAGGTTTTTGCCGTAAAATATTCATTGTCTAAGTCTGTGTTATTAAAGCGTACGGCGTAACCTTCTATTTCCGCCGCAATATCACCGTTTATATTTTCGTAAAATTTAATCATGGCATATAAATAAAAAAAGGGCTAAAGGTAAATAAATACCAATAGCCCTATCAATTTTTAGAAATACAACCCCGCCGTTTAAGGGCGGCGGAGTCGCGAGGAGAAGAAATGACCGTATAACGGTATGCAAATATACTAATAAAAATTGTTTTTCAAAAATCTTATTAAGTTTTTCGCCTTTAGTAAGCCGTTTTCAGTTTTGCATTTTTCTACGATTATCTTCACATACTTGTACAATTCTTGTTTAATTGTCTGTATTTCTCCACTTTCTTCTAAAGTATCAATTTGTTTTTTTACTTTTTGTTTCGCCATTACTTGCCTTTGTTAGTGTCGTATTTTTTTATCTCATTGTATATATACATCACTTGTTGCGTATCTAATTTAACATTGAAAAATTCTGTATGTAAATATAATTCTAACCCATCCGACCAATGTATAAAGTCATTATTTGTTTGTAATTTGCGTAGTTCAATATATTCGCCTGTTTTGTTTTTTACAAATTCCATTATATATCCGTATTAATGCGGGTAAAATCCATATTGTAATTAGCTCTTATTTCTGATTGTTTGCGCTGTCCTAACTTACTCACAGATTTTTGTAACTCATTTGTACGATAGTACAACGTTTCAATGTGTTTTGTATCTGATATATAAAGTTGTTTCAATATTTTTTGGCGTTCATGTTGCAAATAACTAAGCACAAACAAAACAACAACACATATAGTTAATATCAATTCCATTTCTCCCATCTCCTTGTCTCTTTATTATACTTTGCTACATAATGACCGTAATCAATTATATTACTTGTTGCTTTTTCCGCTTTCCTTGCTTCTATCATTGCTTCTATTTCTGCTATTTGCTGCGCCCTCTTAAATTTGGAAGTGTCGTAAATTGTTTTTATTGACAACCAAACAACAGCAAAAGTAACCAATACACCAATTAACCATACAATCAATTCCATACATTATTCTCCATTTTCTTCATGTTTATTTCTCTTTTCTTTAATTCTACTTTGACATATTTAACGAATGACACAACCCCGTAAATAATCAATAATGCTGATACTATCACCACACCCGCAATAGCGTATAATAAAAAATCAAATGCTGTCATTTATATCTCCCATGATATTACATTAGTTGCAAATCCTGTATTCTCATTTATGTATAATTCCACCGTGAAGCCGTCCTCAATCAATTTATTTTGGTTTTCTTTGAACAATATAGGGTGTTCATATATTGCCTTAAAATTACCGTTTTCTGCTTCTTTTTTTATCGAGGCGTAGATCCTCTCCATTTCGTACTTTATATAACTGCCATCATTAGCCCTTGCCAAAATGCGTGCTTGTTGCGCTGTCATTTATTCCGCCCAAAATCTTTTACAGATATAAATTTTACACGGTTTTTATTTACCATAACACATTCTCCGTCCGTCATGATAATATAAATAAAATCACTTTTAACCTCTATGCCTTCTACGTTAATAAAAAATTCAGATTTTACATCGTCAAAGTGAATCAATACACTTGCGTTAATTACTTCTTTCATTCTTCACCCCATGTGATTAAATAATTATATCCATCTAATAATAAGTCTTTTTTCTCTATTGTGAACCCTTGTCTTTTTAGCAAAAAAACCGTTTCATTTTGCAAAGGGAACGATATTTTAATTTCATGCCGTCCCATTTCTTTTGCCGTTTGTATTTTACGCTCTATTATCTCAATCTGTGATAATAATTTACTATTCGCCGCGTGCGTTCCTATTCTCCTATAATTCGTATGGGAATTGTTTGTAATCTATTGTTATCGTCCCTGTACCGTGTTCATTTTGTTCAATGTCGCCATAGTTTGTTACAATCTCAAGTAACAAATACCCTTCTATTGTGCCATTGTCAATATATATTTTATCAATAGTCGCATTACCAATATGTTGACTAACTACACACACCTTCGGGAATCTTTGTTGCTCCAAATCTTCCAAATAATCGGAATAACCAGCATTACGAAATACTTTTTTAATTATTTGCGCGTGTATTTTATGCACATCTTGAATAGGCATAGCGAAAAAGTCTGACATGTTACTCATTTTTTCTCCTATAATAAATTTAGGTCATGTGTCGGGGATACCCCGTTAATATATGCCACTACGTATTAGCATATAAAACCGTTAGCCATGACCTACGTATCTTAATAAAAATTCAATAACTTCTAATGTTTTTTCTTTATCTAATATAAATTCAACAGCGTTTTCTTTGTCCGCTTGACACTCTATGCCGTTCATGTAAAAATCAGTCAAAGTAAAAGAAATGCCACCTATTGTTTCTTCTATTTTTATTTCTTTTTTTAGATAATTGTAACCTGTATCAATACCTAAAGGAAATAGGTGGTCATTAAGAACACTACCGATAATTGCAGGAACGTAATAAAGCCCTTCGATTTTTAACATTTTATCCTCTTTCATTTCTTCTCCTATAATTTATTCACTTACTAATATACAATGACAATTTACTGAATTTTTAGGACTACCATCGCCTGGATATTGCACCCATTCACCACCTACAAAAAACGCCTGTCTTTTCCCATTTATTTCTTGTCCGTCGGCTGCTCTATGTGTTGCCCTATCTTTTGCGCCCCGTCCCGTATGTCTCCATACAGATTTTTTATTATTTTTCTTTATTGTTTCCTTAGCAATTTTACCGTATATTTTTGTTGTTTCCGTTGTTGCTAATGTTTGGATTCTACCTTTAGAATATTTGTTCGCAAAATCCTTGCCAATTTCTTTGAGTAAAATCGCCTGTAAATCATTTCTATTACCGTATAATTTTGTTAATTCGTTTACCCTACCACGTAGTTCTTTGTCAATATCAAGTATATTTGCCTTTATTACGTCCGTAGATTCGTTTTTAGCGTTGCTTTCCATGTCTGTGATAGAAACATCACTTAGCCCGTTAAAATCAATTACAGAGCGTTTTGCATCTTTGATAATCTTACCGATTGCACCGTTTAATATTCCCGTCATTAAACTATCAAAGGAGAAGAATAAACCCGCTTTATATTTGTTCTTGATTTTGTTGTTGGTTTGGCGTTGCGCTTGGTAAATTATTTTCTGTAATTCCCCTATTAGAAATTGCCTCGATTTTTGATAGTTCTTGGTCATACTCTTCGGATAAGTTAGAAGGAAAATCGGCTAATGACAAATAAGTTTGTGGTGAAATTATACTATTCATAAATGCAAATTCTAATTTCTGATTCCACAATGTTTCATCATAAAAATTACTATCTTCATACGATAATTTTATATTTGCATCTAAACCATTCTTTTGTAAATGTTGCGTAATTGATTCCGTTATTAGTTTAATTCTTGGCTCGATAGTATTTTCAAAAAATACAGATTTAACACTATCGGCTGTTGCTTTATTTTGATGGTTTTGTGTTAATAGCGGTTCACTTACTCCGAAGTTAATACATATTAGTTGCCTAATTTCATCACTTGCAGTACCGCTCAATAAACTTTCCCCGATAGGGAGCGTATTCATTTGTTTACCACCGTCGAGTACAGCAGTTAATATATACCCTTTCGGTAATTGTTGTTTGAGATTCGATATAAATTGTTTGGCGGTTGTATCATTAAATGTACCTTCAGCGGAAACGAATAACGGAGGAGTCCCGTCCCGCTCAAAATAACGCTTTAAGAATAATGTTTTTTCATAATCTGAATATACAGCATCTACGCAGGCGTTTAATTCAATTGGCTGCCCTAAAAATGTAGCTGTTTCATCCATATTATGTGATATTGCCATAGTCTTAATATGACATATTTCACTTGCATCTATTGTGATAATTCCCTTAGGCGTAAATAACTCTACATATTCAAGCCCATAAGTGCCAAATGTTGCTACACAATTTGCCACAGGTAACAACCACATCTGACTGATTATATTCGTCCCAAATTTAGGAAACCATATATACACGTTACCGTGATAATCTAAATATTGAGATAGGGCGAACATGAACGAACTAACTGAAAACGATACATTTGGATTGACAAATAAAGGGCTAAAAAAAGTAGTTACTTCTTGCCCATTATTATCCTCAAAATATAATCTCACATTAGACGTATTTCTTGCCCTTGCATTTATACAAGCACCCGACCAATTTTTGAACGCCGCATTTCTTAGGTCAATTTCTTCCCTTATTCCTACGGGGAAACCTGTATTATACGAACCTAAAGTTTTTTCTTTTTCTTTTTTCGTAAATAACGATTTTATTTTCTCAATCATAATATTCTTTCAATGTTTTTTCAAATTCATTTTCCAAAATTACGGATTTTTCTTGTGGCACGGGCTTAAAACCATGATTTTCTATTGATACCCAAAACACACCGCTTTCTTTTTCAGACCTTGCATAGTGCTTCCCTTTTTCTTTTACTGTAAAAAACATTTCAAAGTTTAGTATTTCCATAGTTGTTCCGTTATTACTTCGTCCGTGTTGAATAAATTAGTCTGCTTAATGTAATTATCGAATCTTTTTTCTTGAGCTAAATAATAGTATTCATCTAATTCATAACCCCAAAAATCAATGTTTCCGGCTTTGTGCGCTGCTATCCTACTGCTCCCGCTTCCTAAATGGGTGTCAAGGATTTTATCGCCTTCGTTGGCATAATTTTGTAAAATCCAATCGTAAAGCGGTATTGGTTTTTGTGTTGGATGAAATTTACTTTGTTTATCTAAATAAGCAGAATATCTAAACATTTTCGGTGCTTTATCAAATGAAGTCCAAGCCATTTCACAATCTGCAAAAGATAATCCTTCAGGGATTTCTTTATCCCAAATAATGTAATTTTTACAAGGTGGTAAATCAAAATAATTACCGCCCCAAATTATTTGATTTTTAGAAACTCTAAACAATTCAGTAAAATATTCAGCAGTAGGGGTTTCTTTATCCCAGTCTTTTGGCTTCCATTTTCGGTTTTGTATTTTAGATGCTTTTTTGCTTTTACCTGCACCCATATTCATATTTGCTAAATCCAATCCGTATGGCGGGTCAACTACAGCCAAATCGAAAAACTTATCAGGGAACTCCGCCATCGCTTCCATGCAATCTCTGTTCTCAACTATTGAAATCATATCACCCCACTAATTCGTAAGTAGCGGCGAAAATGTCCTGTTTGCACGGGTAACACTCGCCTTTTACTCAATACAGACAATTTCTTTTTTTAGTTTTTATTGTTCAATACTGTCTTTTGATTGTGTTCAAGTTTAGCAACACGCGCAGCAACATTATCAATCTTACTGTTCAGTCTCCGCATTTCGGTATATAGATACGAAATTCCGTTATCCTGTCTTATTAACTTATCTTCTATGCTCTTAATCTTTGCACCAGACACCACTATTTTCCCTTTCGTTTTTGGGCGGATTCATGCAACCCTACAAATCTGATTATTTCCTCAAGATTGCCACCCGTCCATTGTATTGCCTCAATAGAACGTTGCTTAATTGTGTATTTTTTCATATTACCTTACTCCATAAACATTAGCACTTGCAAACTGTGATTGTAAATTAAACGCGTGAACCGTAGCGTCCACCATGTCGTCATGTTCACCCGAAGGAAAACTAAATAATTGTTTTTCAAAATCACTACCCATTAAACTCTTCTCATGAAATATTAAACCTGTCTCATAGCGTACCTGCAATGCCATAGCCCTTGTAATTTTATCAGTCTTTACAGGAATGCCCACAATATTCAAATTTGATTCAACAATTAAAGATTGTATCATAGCATCTTGATACGCTACTTTTTCAATTCCAATAATATCGGGGTTGTATATAGATGCTATTTCTTTAATCCAATTCATAATGCCATGAAAACTATTTTTCTTTTGCTCTACGTATTTAACCAACCACCTATCATTAGAACGTCCTAAAACACATATTGCACTATAATCTGCCTGCTCTTTTGTACTGATGGCTAAATCTACTGCCATGAATATCGTATCACATTCAAAAGAATCATATCTAACATACTTTTGAGGGAACATATTCCCATCGAGGGCTATATATTCAGCCATCACTTCTTGTTGGAAAACATTTTCGGGGAGTATTAACTTTAGATTATCTATTTCTTCATGCTTTACAAGCCCGTCATAGCTCGTAAAATGAAATGAAGCCCATTTATCGCTATTCTTGCTTAAACCGTCTATAAACTGAAAATGAGTATCTATTTTAGGCGTAGATGCAAAATAAGCATCGCCTTGAAAATCCATTAAAGTTGGCGCTATTACTTGATTCCATGCCTCTTCAGCTACTTTACTTATAGCCCATTCATCACATAACGCTCTATGATATTTATTCCCCCTTATTGAGTCGTATCTGTGTAGCCCTCTAAACTCTAAATAACTATTATTCCATTTAATTAAACCTTGCTTACATTCAGCCCCTATTTTTTCAAAATACTCTTTTGCTTCGAGATACCTTTTTTCTGTGTCGGTATAGGTGGGTGCGGTATAAAGGACTATTTTATTTTTTTCACTCATTTTTTCCGCCGCTAATGCAAAAAGAAGATGAGATTTGCCCCACCTTCTTCCGCATCTGATAACATTGTATCTTTTTCTTTGAGATACTACTTTCTTTTGATTTTTATGTAGTTTAATGTTAATTATCATTCATTACTTCTAATACATTTCTATAATCGAGAAACAACCCTTTGCCTAAGCCGCAAACCGTTATGTGCCATTTTAGAACAGACACTAATCCTTTATAAAACATATCCAATGTGTTTGCATTTTGATACCAGATTTATGCCCATACAAAGGTTTTTTATCAGTTAGTTTTAGAATTTCTTTTACTGGAAACTTAACATCATTCCACTTAAAAATAAGTGTTCCGTTTGGTTTTAATACTCTAAAACATTCTTCAAAACCTTTGCGTAACATTTCACGCCAATCGCCTTGCAAAGCACCGTATTTCTTTGTTATTTGGCTATCATTCATTTGCTCTATGTGTGGCGGGTCAAATACAACGTGCCAAAATGAATTATCAGGTTGTTTAATATCTGTAAAATCCCCAATAATATCTGGTGCAATAATATTTGTTTTTGTTCCGCAAGGATATATGTCAATATGGGTTTCGTGCCTTCTATCAAGGAATAATGCTCTTTCATCTTGCTTGTCAAACCACATTCCTTTTGGTCCACAACAAACGTCTAATACTTTTTTTTCTTTCATACTCTGAATAAAAACGGCACATAACAAGGGTTTTGCGTAATAGCCCTATCAAGTGTCGTGGTTAATTTTAAGTTTCTACTAAGGGCAAACTGACACAAAGCCCTTTTCCGTTAGCAACAAGCGGTGGAAGTGCATTTAATAAAGTTCATCGGTTATTGATGAAAAATAAAAAAAGCCCACGCTCTTCGGTTTTTTCAAAACCGTTTGGTTTAAATTCAGTTCCATTAATTCGTTTTTGTGCTATGTTAAAATATTGTTCACTCATTTCAATTCCTATAAAATCTCTATTTGTATTATTACAAGCTACTCCAGTGCTTCCACTTCCCATTGTTAAATCCACTACTAAATCATTTTCATTACTGAATGTCTTTATCAAATCTTCAAGCAATAAAATAGGTTTTTGAGTAGGGTGGTAGCCATTGTAATCCTTTTTGTATTTCAGTATATTGCTTTTGTATTTGTTGCCCTCCCAAAGATTAAAAGTGCTTGGGTATTTTATTCTGTTTTCATTTAGAAACACTTCTTGTGCTTCTTTTATTTTGCAAAATTCTATATTAAAACATCCAGTAAAATCTTGTAACATTTTTAAGTATTTTTCATTTGGTGTTCTAAATTGCAAACCTTTTGTAAAAAAATGACTTGCGTGTTTAGTTCCTAAGTGTTCGCATATTTCTTTTACATTCTTACCACATTTAGCGTATTCGCTTAAAAAATACTCCTGCATTGGATGTTCTGTTTTATCCTCTACTGTTTTAGAAAAAATCAAAATATCTTCAAAGTAACTCACCATATTTTTATTAGCACCAAGAGCAACGGCAAAATTGTCTTTCTCCCAAATAGAACGGTAACTAAAAGAAACATTATTAATGCTTTGATTTATTAATTGTGTGGTATATGGCTCTTGGCTAAACAATACCATTTTCCCGTTCTTTCTTAAAATACGGTTTGCAATTTCATAAACTTGCTTTGGTTCAATAACAAAATCCCATCCATTTATTCCAAGTTTCCTGCCTCCATCGGTATTCATATTACCATAAGGTAAGTCGGTCAATATTAAATCAACACTTCCAGTTTCTATTTTATCGCTTTCAATCAAGCAATCTCCATTGTATAATATATTTTTTCCCACGCTTTTTTTTATTTTAATTTTTTCTTTTCTTGTGCTGCTCTAAACGTGTCATAATATTACCCCGCATATAGTGTTTTTATCTTTTTTTAGTACAATGTAATCCCCGTTTAATTCTTCGTCAGTAAAACTAATTGATACTGAATTTTTACCATAATTTATATCTATTTCGCATTTAGGGTATGTCTGTACATTGTGGTCATAAAAAAAACATCTCATATTCTTTTCTGTAAACACCTCCGATAATGGTTTGTGTTTGTTTACCAAAAGAAAAAACTCATTGTCTTCATCTGTGTAAAGCTCAAAATCATTACTTTTCATTTTTTTCTCCTTTAGTTGTTCGGTTTTTCCGAACATGTTAAAAATATGCGTCAATTTGCAAGTTACCTGCCATTGTTAGCAGACGTTTCCAAATCGATACTTTCTGCAACTTCATTACCCCAAGCATCCCACCCATTTACATTTTGACGAGCAAATAATTCTAACTTAATTGCATCAGGGTAAAGTTCGTTTATTCTTAATCTTGCTTCGTTTGGCTTTTTACTATGTTCAGTTCTTTCTGCTTCAATCAACTGCCTTACATTATTTGATTTCTTAAAGTCTTTCATACTTCCTTTTATACCAAGCAAACATATTTCAGTTGATTTCAAAGTGTGTGGTGCAAAATTTAAAACCGTTTTCCCTGTACTTGTTTTCTTTAACCAAACAAAAGCAATCGTTTTATATTTAAAACCCCAACTTTCTAAAACTTCAATCCCTTCTTTTAAATGACTATCAGTAACCCACATAAAACAAGCTGCATTTTTATCGGTTATAGATTTTATTGGCAATGCCTTAATATCAGAAATAGTCATTGTTGTATAAATCCTTTCAATGGTTCTAAATCTGTTTTCTCTTTTATCACTTCCTTTTGTTTTATCACCATACAATTCTTTGCTTCCATACTGCCAAGCAGGGTCTGCATAAATAACAGAATACTTCTTTGAACCCACAACGGCAGGTAACAGGTGTTTGGCAAAATTGCCGTTCTGTTTTTCAATTAAACTTTCGTCCATAATTTCAACTTTTGTTTTTCAATTAAACTTTCGGTTCGGCAACTTCGCCAAGCCGAGAACCGGTTTACGCAATTCTTCAATAGCAGCATCTTTCATAAAATCCAATACATCATCAGGTATTGTATTGTCAATCGTTCTAATGCGACAGTACGCATCTATAATCATTTTTTCAGTCATTGTATTTTATTTTAAAGTTAATCAATCAAAAACTGCGTAAACACGCAAAACGTTATATGAAATGCCTTGCTGACCGTTTCTAAATTGAAATTCCGTGAAGGAAAAACAAAAAGAAAAAAGCCACTGCACTTTTACAACCATCTTATGATTGGTTCTCCTTCATAACCTATTTCCCAAACAAACCAAGCAAAAGCCATAGTGCTACTATTCATTTTTTTACCTGTAAGTTCGTCTATTTCACTTCCATTTCTTAAAGGCTGTTGTCTTTTTTTAAAAACATAAACATATTTTAATGGTGTCTTTTCAAAGTAAGTAGCCCTATCAGAACCTTCTAACGCTTGTAATTTGCCAAACATAATAACGTGCTTTTTGGCAACCTTTAACCCCTTTTCTACAAATTCTTTGAATAGTTTAAACGGAGGGTTTGTTATTACCGTATTGTATTCAGCATTGTATTCGGTTGTCAAAAAATCAAAGCCTACATTTCCGTAACCTCTATCAATTAAATCAAATGATTTTGTTCTATATGAGTCTAATAGTTTTGATATATGACCTTCCCCACAAGCAGGTTCTAAAGCAGGATATTGAATATCCCATACCTCTAAAAATGCCTTTGTACTATCAGGATGAGTTGCATAATAATCATTATCAACTCTACCACGTTCAGGATTTCCTCCTGCAATTTTACTTCCTTGTTTCATATTTGTTTATTTAATTTTTCCTACGCTTTTTTTCTTTTTGTTTTTCTGTTTAGTGTTCCAATTTGGTTTCCTGCTAAATAAGTCGGCACTTCATATAACAGCGGTTTGGCGGCATTAAAACGACCGCCAAGCAGTTCGTTATAGGCAATCCTTGCAGTACTTCCAATCAACGACTTGTTCACCATCTTGAAAAGTTTTACTTCCTGCGTATGAATACCAACCATCATAGTAATAAACAACTTCATACCATTCCGATTTACCTAAGTCGTTTATGTGTTCAATTTTCGCAAGAATAGGACTGCCTATAACATCAGGTATATTCAATTGCGGTGTTTGTGCTAAAGTTGACATTTTTTCTATTTATTTAATATATGACAGTTATTACAGTCCAACATTCCAAATTCCCGCTATGGTTACTGCGGGCGGGTTTTGAACTTTGCCACTCTAACCGCCATATATTTATTTTATCATTTCTTTTATTTTTCTATTCAATTTATATGCCAATATTTCTTCATTACCATTTTCTTGCAAATAATTACAAAATAATTTGTAGACACTAATATTTAATCCTGTCATTTTATTTACTTCATCAACTACGTATTGTAATTCCTCAAATGTATATGTTTTATCTCTGACGGCTATTTCATCAAGAAAATCGTTTATTATTATTTTATTCATGTTACTCCTCCTCAACTTTTGACTTGTAAAATGCTGCAATTCGCGTTGAATTTACAGCCACATAAACCAATGTACAAATTACCCCTGCGCCATAATAGTAATGCCCTTTTTCCTTCCGTTTCCGCGCCTTATGCTGTTCTTTGCGTGTCATTTTACCCCTATAAAGTTTTTATTTGAAATTTAGTCCATATCATAGTAAAAGGGTCTATTTCTACGTAATACGGGCTTTCTATTACATTTTCAGAAAAATAGGCGACCAACTCATCCACGACATATTCCCTGCTAAAATTGTTCTTGTGAACGTAAAATTTACCATTAGCAAAAAAGCCACTACCTTCTGTTTTGTCATCAAATTCGGGCAAATTAAATAATTCCTTAAAATGCCTAACAACTTCTTCTTTTGTTTTAATCATTTTTTTCTCCTTTATTTATTAACTATATTTATTATTAACGGGTATTTTCCCACCAATACGCCCACAATTCACCTGTCGATTGATAACGACTTATATCAATAATTTCGTATTGCTTCGCACACCAACAACACCATTCACCGCCGATATAATTGTAATTCTCAGCCATCCATGCCGTAAATTGGAAATAATCAGCTATATTAGCTTCATAGCTATATTTTACATCGCGTTTAATTTTTTCGCTTCTATCCGTAATCATTTCTTTCTCCTTTTTATTTATTAACCATCAAATTTTATGCCGTTTTCGTCTAACCAATTAAATACTACGTTATTTTCACTTTGTATTTCATATTTTTCAGAATAACCCCGTTTTTTCCCTAATGTCTTAAGGGCGAATATAATTGCCGTTGTATCTCCACTTTGTATGTTTTTATGAAGTGCACTTTCAACAAAATCCAATTTTATTTCGCAAATGTCCTCTACTTTCTTTCGATACTCTTCATCTCTTTCCATCCAATCGTAGTGTACACTTCTATCCACGCCGGCAATTTTAGCGGCATGGCTAACAATTCCTAATGTTTTTTCAAGTGCTTTTAACATTTTCTTTTGTAATATCTTTGTCTGTGGACTTGGCATAATTAACCTTTAATTTTTGCGTTATATTTATTTATTAGGTTTTCAGATTCAATGCAGAAAGCTGTTTTTTCTGTTTCGCCTTCAAATTCAATATTTAATAATACGCCGTCATTTGTCTTTTCTTCTTTCTCTTCTATCTCTTCCCCGTCCTCAAACTCATATAAATCCATACCCCATTCAATAAGTTCCTCTTTGTCGTATTCCGCTGTTAATAAGTCCCAATCCCATTCGCCATATGATAAATTGTCTTTTACGATAAATTGCCGTTTTTGTTCTTCCGTCCAATCGTCCACAATAGAAATCCAATCGTCACTAATATCTGTGTATTTTAGCTCACGTAAAGCCCGTAGTCTCATGTTACCGCCTAATGGCATCAATTTACCGTCTGTATCAGTTACGAGTACCAACGGGCGTTCTTTCATCATTTCGGGAAATTCTCGTAATGATTCAAGTAATTTATCAAACTTCACGTCTTTTATTACTCTCGGATTGTTCGGGTTTACTTTTATGTTAGATAGTTTCATAAGTCTTAATTTTTATTGTTTAATTCTATTTTTTGATTGTGTTCAAGTCTTTCAAGTCTTTCCCTTGTTTCCCTTGTTTCCCGTGCAACATTATCAATTTTGCTATTCAATCTTCGCATTTCGGTAAATAGGTAACTGATACCGTTATCATTGTTTTTTACCTTTTTTTCAATTACTTTGATATTTGATAGTTTCATGTTCATCTCCTAAAATGATTGCCAAACTGTTTCACCGTTTTGCCACCAGCCAAAATCAAAACTATCTATATTGTCGTAATCTGACAATATAAATAATCTATGCTGCCTATTTTTAGCTTTAACAACACATTTGTACTTTTGCGGCATTGTTACTGCTAATGCTTTTTCAAACGGTATAGAGCTTAGTAAAATATAAATTCCTGTACTTTCTGATTCAATATTAAAAGACTCCTCATCTTCGATTTTTATTTTCATTTCATTACCTCACCTTATTATTTATTATTTTTTTGTTTTCAACTTCAAAATCGTTACCGTCAAATTCTACGAATGCAAAACCATGTTCCCATTGATTATATGGCATATAGTCGGGTTGCAATTGACAAAGACAGCCCGTAGCCCATGCACCTATACTTTTACGGGAAAAACCTAACTTTGAAAATACTTCCTGCGGTCTATGGAAATTACTGAACAATACGTTTTCTTTTAGTTTATTTAAGAAATTATATGCCACATGAATACCACCCCCATAAACTTCGTGTCCATGTATTATATTAAGATTGCCCGCTCTTATTGATTGTTTTGATTCTACAACCTCAATATTATTTTCTCTAAGTTTAAGTAATTCCGCTAAACTGACAAGACCTTCTAACTCGGGAAGTTTTTCAGATATTTTCAAATCGAAACGGTCTTCATGGTTGCCAATCTTATAGATTATTTTCTTCGTCGGGAAACATTTTCTAAGATTAGCAATAAACTCGCGGACGGCGTATATTTCGTCGGCATATTCCCGTATCTTTGGCTTTACTTTACTATGACGGCTTATTTTGTAGTTGTCTATTACGTCACCGTTCAATAATAAAGTATCTATATTTTTATCATTCAAATATTCAAGTGCCGTAATTACTGCTCCCTTGTGGTGAAATTTCATATGTATATCTGAAATAACGCCCAATCTTTTTGGACTAATTACATGCTGTTCTTTGTACTCATTTAGTCCTTCATCAATTTGTATCATTTTTACTAATCCTCTAAATTTTTATTTATTTCAATCCATTTATCGAAAGTATCGTTATCTAAATAAGGAATTTCAGCCCATCCAATAGCTGCGCCGCAATCTGTTTGATGGCATATTATACGGCTTTCATGGCTACTTCTACGCCCAATTTCGTAATCACCCTCTTCGGATATAATCAATACTTTTTTCTCGATTGGCGGCTGCGTACTGTCATCTGTAAAATCAATTCTTATCCATTCCATTTTCTTTTCCTTCCCTCAAATCTTGTATAAATTTAATAAATCGTATTACTGCCACTATTAAAGCAATAAAAGCCGTTAATAGTGCAAATAATGAAGTTAAACTATCAAATAATTCTTTGTAATTAAGTATGAATGAAGCGTAACCGATTAACACCGCTTCTTTGCCCGTTTCTTTTAGTAATTGACCGTTTGTCATCATATCTTTATGATTTTTTATTCAATAAAGATACAAATATAACTACATCTCCTCAATTTGTTTTTTTACTTCTTGCCAAAATTCTGTTAAATAAATATCGTTTTCTGTGAATCCATCGTTATTTAATATTTCATCTACTGCTATTAAAGCGCATTTTTGGGCAGATTCATTAACTTGATAATAATTTTTAGTATTGCCAACTTGCAAATAAATGTTTGTATAAAATTTATCTACCAACTCTTCCGCTTTTTCTTTTGCCCTTTGTTTTTCAAAATCTGTCATTGTACACAATCCTCTAAGTTAATAATAATTTCACCATATTTATTTATTTCATATTTGTAATGTCCTTTAGGTATTTTGTACCGTATATGAACAACTACGCTTTTTCTGTCTGAAAATTTTATCACTTTATGACCTTTTTCATCAATAGTACAATCTCTTAATATTAAACTATTATTTTGTTTGCATACTATTTTGTTTCTATTCAATGAAAATTGTGGCATTTGTTCTAAAATTTCATTTCTTATCATTACATTGTTGTCGGTTATCAATATTCTATCTTCATATTTACCTTTCCCCGCCATTAAGATAAATCCTTCCATAGATTGTTTATTGATTCTTCAGTAATTGAGTACAAAGCCCCAAAATCAGAAATCACTATATATATGTGTGTATCGTCATCAATACATTGGACAAAGTTAATGCCATTTAATTCGTGCAAAAAATCAATTAAATCTGAAGCATGTTGAGCAAAAAATAATCCTATTTTTTTTTTATCATTGAAAACTTTGTAAATCAATACTTTTTTGTCTTTACTCATTCTATAATCAAATTTCATAGTATGAACTCCAAATCTTCATTAAATACAAGTAAATTAGGAGTCCTTTTGCAATAACCATTCCTGCACCACGAAGAAATTATCCTGATAAAGTTGCCAACTGTTATATATGGGTTCTCTTTTGCCTTACTGTATAGCTCTGTTATTGAAAAACCTTGTTGCCCTTTAATGTACGGCATTGCAATATTATCCTCAATAAAAGCCCTATACGTCTTTGTTTTACTTGTTAAATCAATAATTGTTTTGGGTTTTTTATTGATTAAATTATCAACCGTAGTATTAAGCCCTCTTTGTTCACGTGCCGCCGAAATTAAATCATTAACGGCTTTTAATAAGTTTTCTTCCAACTGATAAAACTTATCATGTTTATTTAATTCATTTTTGAAACCATCAAAAGTTTCTTCCACAAATTGTTTCCTGTTTATTGTTTCGGGTGCGTCACCGAATACGCTTTTTATGTACATTTTATTCTCCATAAGTTTCATTGTAGTATTGTTCGCCTTTTTTAGTGCCGTTAAAAACCCAATCGTCCACTGCATCAATTATCTGCTTTTTCTCCATTTGTTTGGCTTGTTCAAAATAATTTAATAAATCTAAATCAATTAAAAACTCTTTCGCCTTTTCTTCTAACCATTCTACTGCCGTCTGATTCATTTTATTCTCCATAAGTTTTAGTAAATTATTTATTTGTTCGTGTGTTGCCGTTCGCCCAAAATTGCGACCGTATATTTTTGTTAGTTTCATTTCTTTACTTTTGGCTTTTGTTTGGAAATATTCAATATTGGATTGCCTGCAACCGTAAAGTAATTGAACAAGCATAACGCCGTGTCTTCAAGAATGTATGAAGGTATTGACACATAAAGTTCTTTGTTTTCGTTTTTAACGCTCTTTTTGCTCTTGCCCATACATTCTATCGTTTTTTGTGTTTTCGTTCAATGTAGCCGTGTTTCTGTGCGAAATTCGACTACTCTTGTCGTTTGTTGAGCATGTCAAAAGTAAACAACGGCGGTTTATCCTTACTTTTCGGCAATGGTAGCGGCTCATGGGCTACTTCCGTCACCGTTTCATGGTTTTTCGCCTTTTGAATCTTCAAGTTGAATTCTTGCCTGCTCAACAAAATAAAA